ATCCGAATGTTGCTGCATACTCTTTGTCCAGCCTCCCTTCAGGATCAGCAATAAGTGATTCACCACCTTTTAATTGCACCGAGGCAGCAATGTCCATCATCATAGCTGTCTTACCAGATCCAGAACCACCTGCAAACTCTGCCATTATGCCACCAGGAATACCACCACCTTTAATACGACCGCCTAAAATAGACAAGTCGAGCAATGTGCAACCAGTAGAGACTACATTCTTTTTATCTATTGGTATTTTCTTATTCACCGAAGTAAGTTCAGCCTGTTCTTCCAACTGTTCTTCAAACTGCTCAGTGAGTGTTTCTTCTTGTCTATTTAGGCGGCTCATTATTTATTCCTCTCTTCTAATTCTTGTTCTGCGTGGTGGTGCATCCCCATCATCTTTCTGAGTAGATCTGCGACGAGGAGGTGGTGTATCTTCTTCTGGCTCTTTTGCAGCCCGTCTACGAGGCGGCTCGTCCTCTTCCTCTTTCGTTATCCTTTTACGTGTGGGTGGAGTATCCTCTTCTTCCTGCTGATCGCCGTCATCTTCCTGCTGATCGCCGTCCTCTTCCTGCTGGGCAGCCCGTCTACGAGGCGGCTCGTCCTCTTCCTGCTGGGCAGCCCGTCTACGAGGAGGTGGTGTATCTTCTTCTGGCTCTTTTGCAGCCCGTCTACGAGGCGGCTCGTCATCCTGTGTACTGCGCCCACGCCGAGATGGTGGATCTGGCAAATCATCATCATCGAGGTTGCCACTGCCCACGATTATCTCAGCAATCTTCTGAAGATCTGATTTCTTCGGAATAATAATACATTCTTCCAGAGTAAAAGCTGCATCCAATATATCATCAGAAATGGGCTCAGGCCGTTCTTCTAATGTGATACCAGCAAATGCCTTAGTCAGTTTACTCCCTTCAACTGTAAACCAAATAGTACGACCAGTATCAGGACAAGAAAAAGGAATCTTTTCCCCAGTCTTACGATTTTTCGCTGTTGACTGGAAATGTTGTTCTGCCAAATATGTACTTGCCGTCCAAATCTGTACACCTTTTGCTTCTTCCTTCTCATTCGTGACAACAACAACATTGTATATTGCACGGTGGCTTCCTTTCAGATCATCTGCGATTTTCTTTCTAGGATTGGCACTTGCCAGTTCATCATAACGTGCTTGGCAAAGTGGGCACTCCTGTCCAAAGTTCCGAAGGCATACATAGTCACCTTTCTCTGGACCTACACGAGTATGTACCCAAAGCTCCAGTTTGTATACTGGTGCACATTCCTTCGCCTGTGGGTGATTTGCTGAAGCAATATACGGAATGATATCAATACCAACATCCCCCTCCTTCGGCTCCTTCCAGATAGGAAGATTAAGATCATCGCGGAAGATAGTGATAAAACCACCACCTGTGCTCTGCTCTGTCCGTTTCTTCAACTCCTCAGTGTATCCACCAGTTTTTCTGAATCTACTCTTCGCCATATTCGTCACTCCCTTTGTTTGCCCGATTTTGTAAACGGGTGTTTTCGCTTAGTACATCCCCTTGGTCATACTTGTCGTTTTCTTTGTACTTATCCCTGTCCTCCTTGGATATATACGGTGTTGCCCAGTACCCAGATAGAAATAATCGGGTAAGTTCCTCCAATGCTGCTTTCTTGTGCTCCAAAGCCCTCCTTACACCATTAGCAGCAACGAGTTCCGCTTCCCATTCGTGCAAGGTCTGTTCAAGCTCATAAATCTTGTAGTCCGTCGTAACTATCTCCCGAACCTTTCCATCAGTAACAGTACCTTTGATATTATATTCATCAGGTTCTGACCGAATATAATTTGCCAACTTTGCACTTTCATACGCCAACTTTGCTTTTGCTCTGTCCCGCTTAAATGTAATATCTGCCAATAAATTAGTGGCCTGATTGACTAAATACGTCTGCCGTAACCACTCATAATCAAGTGCCAATTTATCCAGAGATAATGCATCAGCAACATCAAATTCTTTGCTCATTGTGTTCTCTCATAAGTATACTCATAAGTAAATTAATGTCAAGTTTATTCTTTGATTCTCTGTGTATCTCTACACAGAGAATCAATATTTACTTGTTAGAATGGTACATCCTTACCAGTACCACTTGCCTCATTAATCTCGAACACAGCATTATAACATGCTAAGGTAAATTCCGCTTTATCTGCATCATATTTACTGACCTTTGTTATCTGCTCAAGGATCATGGCGGCGTGCATATTGTTAGCACCAAGTAGCACTGTATTAAAGTACCCTAGTACCGTCCTGCGCATATCCTCTACACTGTTGTCTTTATACAGATCAGCAAGAATAACCCGTATCCGTTCCCATCTACAATTGTTCATGAACTCCTGGCACAGTTCAATAGTGTTTGATTCGTTGCCTATGGTCTTTTCTACTGCACTGATCGCTGCTTCCTCATCCTCAATATCAATAACTTGATCAAGAATCTTCAGAGCTTCACGTGGCGAACCACCAGATGAATTACCAATAGCCTTAGCAATTTTCGGGGATAACGTTATGCCCTCCTCAAGTGCTATATCGGTACAGAGTTTTGCTAATTCTCTTGTGGAACATTCCTTCATCGTTATTGTTGTGCATCTGGTTTTTACCGCTTTCTTTATCTTTTCCGGATTTGTTGTTGCCAGAAAGAAGAAGGTATTTTTCGGCGTATCCTCCAGCACTTTCAACAGGGCGTTCTGCGCTGCCGATGTTGCAGCATGAAATTCATCGAGGAGGAATACCTTACATCCACCACCCATAGCAGACATTCTGGAGTTAGCCGTTATCTCCCTTATGGTATCGATACCATTTGTATTCGCTGAATTGAACTCATGGAAATTAGCATCAGAGCACCCTAATTTTTCCTTTATGATCCGCACCATCGTAGTTTTTCCACAGCCTGAACCACCAGTAAACAACCATGATTTAGGGATACTATTTATATCCCGTTTCAAAATAGATTGCACCTGATCAACGGCATGTTTATTGCCGTAGACAAATTCAAAATCATCTGGCCTGTATTTCAATGGTAAACTTCCCGACATAATAATCCCCTTCTAAATGTTTAATCTCCGATGTTACTAAAATTTCCACCTTCCTCATACAGTTTTGATACCTCAATATCAATACCCATAGGAACATTGATCCATTCAAATTCATTAGCAAGATCAACCGTGCATACCTGTACCATTTTCTCTTTTACGTATTCTAATTCTTCAGGGTGCCAACAAAATACAATACTGTCATGAATCTGACCACATATGTATGTCCAAAGTTTCTCAGACACCATCCATTTGTCAAGTTTGTTCAGACACCATAACAGTAAATGAAATGCTGTGCCTTGGATCGGGTAATTACTGGTCTGTTTTGTATCTAATAAACCAGTAAATCTAAATCCCATAAAAGTCTCAACATACCCATACTTCAAATAGAAGTCGTTCACTTCTTTCTTCCAAGCCGTATACACCTTGAATCGTTCATTCCACATCTTATCCTCTACATCCTGACAGTGTTTAAGGAAATCATCGAGATTGTGGATATTATTATCATGTAGCCTTTCAACGATTGTCTCACCAGTCTCCAGAGCCATATTGTTCTTCGTGATAACCTGCTTCCACAGTTCAGGGGCACAAGAACCATACCAATCACCATAGAATTGAGGGAATGTCCAACAGTTCTTTGTATGATACCGTAAATTCTTGTGTACTTCCTGTGGTGAAACACACCACAGATCGCAGGTATTATCCCGATGCATATCAGTACCAGGAGTTACCAGATAATTTATGAAATTAGGATCTTTATGGTATGCGGCTGAAGTACCAACCTCCATACCTGTAAAGTCCATCTCCCCCATACCCATCCCCTTCTTAGGATGTAGTCCCGTCCTGCACACTTTATTGGCATACTTATCATGCTTTGGCACGTTCTGTATGTTAGGATTCAAACAACTTCCACGATAGCTCCTTGGTATTACCAGATTAAAGTTAGGGTGTATTATCCCATCTACCTCCTCAAAAAGAAACTGTGCCATGTACGTATTATACAGTTTATATAATTTACGGTAGTTAAGGATTGAAGCACATAATGGATCGTCAATATCCTTCAACGCCTTCTCATCCACCGACACATTACCCTTATACGTCTTATTCACTGTACTCGCATCATAACCCTTGATGTTGAACAGAACTTCTTTTAGGTCTATTGGTGAGGTTTGTTTAAAATTCTTACTGTACCGACTATTAAACTCAATAACACCAGGATCAATATCAATTGCTTTCTGTTCCTTTGCCATCTTGTCAAGCAGTTCAATTTCCATCTGCTTATAATATTTGCTATCTGATGGTATTCCACGCTTTTCAATCCTCTTCAGAGTATCAGTTGATTCATGAAACAATAAACGAGGTCGATGCTTCAAAGGATTATCACTCTCTGCATACTCTCCGTCCTGCTCATCACTCAGTTTCAAGGTAAGGTAGGCATCAGCACCTACATACAAAAGTTGCTCTCTCAGGGGCATTTTCTGCATCCTGTTCTTACCTTTAGCACCGCGCTGTTCTGCTTCAATATATGGCTTTGCCCGTTTATCATATTCAACAACTCCCCATCTACAGAAAGCCTGCCACTTTAATCCCTTGGTATTTGCTCGGTGATCAAGTAAGTGCTGATTTGTGGCTGTGCATTGAATACCACCATTTACAATGCAGTCTGCTGTGACCTCTAACCATTGTTCATCAAACTTTCTGTTGTGAGCAATCTTCTTAAACCTACTATCCTGCATCACATCGACTAAGGCATTTTCTACATCTTTAGATAAACTGTAATCCCCACCGTATGCCTCATCATGGTATAATGGAAAAGAGAAAACCCGATCACGAGCAGCAATACCAACAGAGGTAATAAAGTGCTCTTCCCAATGTGGTTTTAACCCCGTAGTTTCTGTATCCCATGCAAATAATGGATCATCGATAGTGTATAACCATTCAATAGCATCAAGTACGTCATCGTAATCTGTCAGTACCTCTACTTTTTCGAATGGATTAACTTCAACCATCTTCCTATTCAGCTTGATATCCTGCATGATTGACTTATACGACCTGTCCATATAAGCCATCTCATTACGTGTCTTCATATTCGCTGGGTTCATAATAGGATGAACCCAAGCACCATACTCATGTACAGGAATATGATGAAAAGGTAAAGAGTCTGCTCTTTTTG